GGACTCATCACCAGGGACGACGGGCCGCTGAAGCTCTGGTTCAAACCGGGGATCGACAACTCGCCTCCGCTGGGCCCGTTCACCGTCGGCTGTGATATGGCCGCGGGCTCGGATGGGGCCTACGCTTCCAATTCGGTAGCTCAGGTCATCGACGATCGAACGGGAGAGCAGGTCGGAGAGTACGCGGTCAAGGGAATGGAACTCATCAAGTTCGCCCGGGTGGTGGTCGGGCTTTGTCTCTGGCTGAGGAACGCATTCCTCGGCTGGGAAGATTCCGGGATGGCCGCGCCCTTCGCCAAGGAGATCATGGAAGTCATTTGCTACGGGAATGTGTTCTACCGTGAAGTGCCGGAGATCGGTTCCCGAAGGAAGTCCCGCAAGGCCGGCTGGTCGAACCGGAGCAACGAGGACAAGGCGGACCTGTTCGAGAAACTCGCTCTGGGAATGGAGACAGGAGACCTGACCATTCGCTCGGAAGACCTGATCCGGGAGTGCAATGAATACGAATGGGAGAAGGGCAAAATCATCCACGCGCCCACGAAGAATCGGAACGCTGTGGAGACGAACCACGGCGATCGGGTGATTTCGATGGGCGTCGCCTGGCTGGTCTATTCCGCGGACAACACCCCAACCAAGATTGACACCAGCGAGGAAACGGGGGACACTCCCGAATACGGCTCCTTCCTGTGGAGGGAGCAGCGGGAGTTGAGGCAACGCAGTTCAGCGGGGCCGGAATTCGGAATTCGAGACGTGGTTTGTTACTGACGCGGCTGGCGAGGATGGTTCTCGGTGTGGCTCATAACCACTTGAATGCAGGTCCGATTCCTGTGGCCGCTACTTGGCGAGATGCAGTTTCCAACTGCACCGTTTGGTCTGTGCAGTCCGTTTAACGGGGCCATCTCGCCATAATTTACTCGGAGGTAAAACCCGATGGACGAGAAGATCGACGCCGCGATTGAGAAGATGGCGGACATGGCGAAGTCGTCGCAAGACTCACAGAAGGCGCTGCACTTTTCGCAGGCCGCGCTAAACCTGGCGCACGCGAAGCAACTCTTGGAGGGAAAGCCGAAGAAGCAAGGGGCCGGCGCTTAGGCGTTGGCACAGATAGGCACAAGCGGCTGATCCCCGCTGAGATGCCCATACATCGCAGCCTATGGGGGCTGACGCAGGAGCGTCGTCCCCTTTCTTTTTTGGCGCGCGATGATCGACTTGGCGAACGATGAAAAACGCGGCCGGTTGCTCAAGGCGATCAAGTCTTCGCGTCAGGCGATGGAGAAGCACCGGCGGGTTCGGAAGTTGATGATTGAGCACCACTGCGGTTCGTGGTACGACACGACCACTCCGCAGAACGGCGGGAAGATTCTGGTCAACATCCTGAACCAGACGGCCCGCATCTTCACGATCGCCCTGGCAGCGAACAATCCGCAGGTTCTCGTCTCGACTCCGAAGTTTGATTCACTTCCGTTCGCCCGGAGGTTCGAGGTCAACCTGAACAAGTTGATCTCGGACATGAGCTTGGACTCGACGTTCCGGGCGATCGTCATGGACGCCTTCTACTGCGTCGGCTGCGGGGTCGTGATGATGCGCGACACAGACACGCGCTTCCACGGTCTCTTGGAATCAGAAGAAGACGTCTGGCTCGATCCGGGGGAACCGTGGCTCAACCGGGTTTCCCTGGACGACCTGATTCTCGACATGCCCAGCAAGGAGCGCACGAAGATGCGCTACTGCGGGCATCGCTACCGGGCGGATTATGAAAAGGTCATGGACGAGCCAGGTTACTCCAAGAAGGTCAAGGACAAGCTCGAACCCACCAGCCGAGAGGCGAAGGACGAGACTGGTTCAACCAGGGACATCGGACAAGACAGCGCCCAAGACGACGACCTGAAGGATATGGTCTGGCTTCAGGACGTGTGGATCGCGGAGAACAAGTCGGTAGCTACGCTACCATGCGATCAGGACTTGGAGCCGTTGATCGAAAGGGACTGGACGGGTTCTCAGGCTGGTCCGTACAAGTTCCTCTCGCTGGGAGACGTTCCCGACCTGATTATTCCGTCTTCGCCGGCGGTGAACCTGTTCGGAATGCACCTGCTCCAGAACCGTCTGCATGTGCGGATGGAAGCGGATTCGGACGCGCACCGGGTCGTCAACGTCTATCCTCCTTCAGGAGCAGATGACGCGGAGAAGATCCGCAACGCGGAGAGAAACTCCTGGCACCGGATGAACGATCCCAAGTCGATCAATCAAGTTGAAGTCGGGGGCATCGACCAGAGAGACTTGGCCCTGGCGACGTTCCTTCAGGATGAATTCGATAGGCTTGCAGGAAATCTGCAAGCCATGGGCGGACTCGGGCCCCAGGCGGCGACCTTGGGGCAAGAGGAATTGGTTCACGGTCAGCTCTCGCGGAACGTGGCCGACATGCGGATGTCGGTTGTCTCGTTCGCTTCGGACTGCATCTTGGACCTCGGAAGGTTGATGTGGGAGGACCAGAACCTTGAGCTTCAGTCGTCGCTCCCGGTTGGAAATAGCGGAATCCAGGTGTCATCCAACTGGACCCCCGAGATTCGCGTGGGTGCGTTTGAAGATTACGAGTTCAAGGTCGAGCCTTACTCGATGGTCTTCAAAACTCCCGAGCAGAAGCTCCAAGAGCTATTCCAAACCCTCCAACAAATTGCTCCTCTGTGGCCGATGTTCCAGGCGTCGGGAGCCACGCTGGACGCCGAAGCAATCCTCGACGAGATCGCGCGACTGAAGAACCGGCCCGAGTTCAAGCGGTTCATCACGTTCGCCAATCCCGCCCTGATGCTCGGCGGGGACCAGAACACCGTCCGGCAGTCGCCGGTCACTTCGCGGGAGACGGTGCGGAAGAATGTCCCGACAGGCGGAACCCAAGAGGCCCGTTCGAGCGCCATGATCCAGGCGCTCCTGGGCGGGAAGTCTTCCGGGGTCAACGGTCAAATGGCGAATGCGATGCAAAGGAGACCAGCATGACACGCGGGCTAATCTTCTGGGTAATTATGCTCCTGTGGTTCCTCGCGATCCTGGGGGCGTTTTTCGGCCCTCCGCAGTATCAGGCCTACATCGCGGTCGGCAGCACTGTGCTGCATTTTGTCTTGTTTGCACTGTTGGGCTGGCAGGTTTTTGGGCCGGCAATCAAAGGCTGAGATGAGCAAGGTCGTTTACAAGCTGAATGGCCGCGAGGTTCCCCTGGAGGAATTCCTCGCCGGCGCCAAGTCCGACTGGCTCGATCGCCCGCCGATGACGGCGAACACGTACTCCGCTCACGACCCGCTCGTTTCGGACGGACTGGGCTGCATGAAGTCGCAGGTTCCTGAGCTGAGGGAGACGATTCGCCAGCACAACATCAAGGGCGTTCAGGTCAAAGACAACGGGCAACTCGAAATCACCAGCCGCCGCGGGCGCAAGGAACTCCTCGCCGTGAGGGGCCTCGTGGACAATGAGGCTGGCTACGGAGACTGATTCAATGGCACTCGAAGAGATTACCGAACAGAGCACGTCGGAAGAAGTGAAGGCTTACGCGGAGCAGGTCGTCAACGACGTCCAAGCGGATCGCGCCGGGCAGAAGGACGATGCGCAGATCACGAACGCGCACGCCGACAACGAACACAAAGAAATTCCTGCCGAGACGAAATCCGGCAGTAAGACCGCCGAGTCGAAAGACGAAGGCGAGGGTTCCGGTGAAGGGAAGTCCGAAGCCGAGTGGCTGAGCGAGGACTTGAAAGCCGAGGCAGCCGCGATTGGTCTTGAGGAATCGGAGCTTGCCGATTTCGCCAGCCGCGAGGAGTTGGAACGGGCGCTGCGTCTTTTCGACAAGAAGGCTCTCGAAGCCGGCCGCAAGGCCCTGGCCGAAGAGGACTCTGGCCGCAATGAGAAGGGCCAGTTCGTGAAGAAGGCAGAGCCCAAGGCCGACAAGCCTGAAGAGGCGAAGGACGGCCGGTTTGAGATCAGTCCGAAGTTCAAGGAAGTGTACGACGAGGACATCGTAGGGGAACTCACGCGCCTGCGCGACCACTACGAATCCCGCTTGGACGCTCTGGAATCCCGGTTCGCTGAATCGGATGCCCGAGCGGAAGAGAAGCACTTCGACAGCCTGGTGGATTCGCTCGGTCACACCGATCTATTCGGGAAGACCGATTCCGAAGACGCCAAGCAGCTTCAGCGGCGGAAAGACCTGATGGTTGCGGTGAAAGCCCAACTGATCGGTCTGGCGCAACTGGGGCGGCCGACTGAACTCAATGAATCGTTGGTCAGCCGCGTGGCCCGAATGGTGTTCGCGGAAGACCTCGGCAAGAAAGACATCAAAAACAGAACCCGCAAGATTTCCAGGCAGAGCAATGGCCGGCAAGGCGGCGGGGCGACCCGACCGCAAGACCCGCGGGAAGATCCGCGGGACGAATTCGACCGGCTCTACAAGGAGCTTGAAGGGGCCAAATAAGGACTGGCTTCATGGCACTCGGCATTGAACAGATTGACGATTTCGTAAACTCAATTCACCAGCGCTACGCCGGTGAGGAGAAGCTGGCGGCGCAGGACATTTCCCTGCCGCTCCAGAAGTACAAGTACGCATCGCGTCTCTTCGACCCAATGGGGAAGAACGTGATGAGCACTTCGCAGTGCAAGTTCAAAATCAAGGTGCGGACCAACGACAACTTCCAGGTCGTCGGGCTGTACCACCGCGATAGCTCGGATCGCGTGAACGTCCTCGACGAAGGTTCGCTCAAGTGGGGTCTCACGACCAATAACTACCACTACGACATCGACGAGGAAATCTTCCGCACCGGCGGCAAGCAGATTTACGACTACATCGAGTCCCTTGAACGCGACCTGATGACGTCGTTCTACACCGGCATGGAAGACCTGATGTTCGGGCCCGGTCCTTCGAGCCCAACTCAGTCACCGTTCCCACCCGTCTCTCTGCTGTGGTGGATTACTTCCACCGACGACAGCGTGACGGAGAACAACTCCGAAGAGGGCTTCGACGGGTTCGAGCCTCTGGGCTGGGGTTCCAACGGCGTCGGCGGAATCTCGGCGGTCACTTACGACCAGTGGCGGAACCGGACGTTCCCCTACACGGTCGTCGATCGCGATGACTTCGTGGAGAAGACCATCAACTCGATGGACCTCTGCCAATTCGAGCCGCCCGTCCAGCGCCCCGACATCGTGGCGCAGGGAAAGCCGAACTGGGAACTGCTCACGACGCACTCGCGTCTGGCGCAGTGCCGTCGCTTGCTCCAACTGGGCAACGACAACATCGGCGACGACATGGCCGCGCACAGCGGAACGGTCTATATCCGCGGTGTTCCCCTGAACTGGGTTCCCGCCTGGACGAACGCTGCTTCGGAGAACGCGCGGACGGACGGGATCATCCTGGGTGTCAACTGGGACACGTTCAAGTGCTACTACGCAGCCGGCCGGCGGATGCGGAAGCGCAAGGCGTTCCAGCACCCCGAGATGAGCAACGTCCGCGTCCGCTGCATGGACGACGGGGTTCAACTCGTGTGCTTCAACCGCCGAGCCAACTTCCGCGGCTTCTGCACCGAGACCGTGACCGAAACGACATAGCCCAACTCTTCGAGTACGGGCCGTGCGTCGTAACACGGGGCGCGACGGAAAACAAAAGCCCCGGTTTTGCTTCAGGGACAACGCCCACCCTTGGCTGGGACACTCCCGCTTTTTTGAAAGGTACGACAGATGAATCTGACTTTTGAGGACTTCGATTCAAGGCTTCCATCGCAACGACTGTGGCGAGCCTTCGCTCCGCCGCCAACGATGAATCCGACGGGTTCAACCTGGAGAGCCCCCAGCGGGAATTCCGCCTTTGGGTTCTTCGACGACTTCTTCACGCTCCCGACGACAACCCTCATCAGCCCCTACCTGAAGCTGGCCTCGGCTGGTTGCTCGGTCGAGCAGATCGTCGATACGGCGACTGAGAAGGGGATCGTCCAACTGGCGATCGACGGGAACGCGGCGAACGACGAAGCGGTTCTCCAGTGGGGCCGTGGAATCGGAGCACCGTTCTTCTTCTCGGACAAGGACATGGTGTTCGAGTGCCGATTCTCCGTTGACGCGATCACCGCTGCGAAATGGTCGATCTGGGTCGGACTGGCGAAAGCCGATTCCACCGATGGCGCCGGCATCACCGACAAACTCTTCGCCGACACCACGGGTGCTCTGGCGACGACCTTTGCGGGCGCCGGCTTCCAGCACCTGCAGGCCGAGGGCGCAGCCTGGGACGGGTCTTACAAGGCCGCTTCCCAGACTGCGCAGGACGGAAGCACGAAGACGAAGCTCGATTCGCTTCACACGATGGTCGCCGCGACCTACGTGAAGTTGGGCTTCCGCTACCGGGCTTACCCGAAGAAGTTGGAGTTCTACGTCAACGGCGTCCGCCCCGGCGGAAACATCGCGCCGGCGATGGTGACGACGGCGGAACTCGCCGCGGCCACGTTCCCCGTCAGCACGATTCCGATGGCTCCGGTCATCGGCATCAAGGACATCGCCGGAAACGCGGCGCTGAACCTCAAGATGGACTGGTGGGGCTGCGCACAGCTTCTGTAGTCATCGCGTAGTCTTTGGGGGGAGGGGCGGGCTGGACCCGCCCCTCCGCGAACTCAAAAGCGCCACGACAAAACGGGACGGTGATGGTGGAGAGCTAACGCAAAGGAGCAGAACGATGGCCGCCGATTTCATCGTCGTCAATCGCAGTAAGCAACTGGGAAACTCCCTAGTTAGCGCTGCGGACCAGCTACGCAAATTGCGGGAGGACATCGACAAGCTGAAGGACGCAGCCGACCACTGCAACGACGGCAGCGCCTTCACGGTCATGGAGACACAATTCGGATTGGCCGCCGGAACAGGCGCTAACACCAACACGCTCATCGGGCTCATCCGCGACATCCTGAACACCAACGCTACGGTGGCCGGGCAGACGCGAGTGGATCAACTGGAAGAATTCTGCGCCCGACTTGCAGGACAATAAGCCGTGGCTCTGATCGACAACCTCGTATCATACTTCAAGCTGGATGAGTCTAGCGGTACGCGCGAGGACTTCCACGGAACGCATGACCTGAGCGATACGGGCTCAACTGGCACGGCAGCCGGCAAGATCGGCAACGCAGCCGATTTCCCGGCCTCGGTTTTTACGTACCTGCAAAACGCCAACATGCTGGCGGATGTAAGCGCTGGTTCAATTTCTATCAGCTTTTGGGTATGGCTAGACTCAACCGGCTCATATGTGGCTTTGTATGAGTCAACCACGGCGCAAAACACGTTCTCTCTGTTCCTTAACGGCACCACTGGCCTGTACGTGACCTGTGGTGGGCACGCGGAGGAATTGACCAGTTCGACAGGTTTCACGACCGGTGCGTTTCAGCATGTCGTAGTTACCTTCAACAACTCCACTGACACCATCACGATCTATCGCAACGGCTCGCAGGTAGCCCAAGACGCCACTGGCTGGGGGGCCGGGCCAAGCGCTAGTTCGTTCACGCTGGGGGCGAATCTTACCGGCGGCGGCGCGCATTTAGATGGACGGATTGACGAGCTTGGCGTATGGGCAAGGGTGCTGGATTCCGGGGAAGTCGGGAGCCTCTACAACAGCGGCAACGGGCTGGCCTATCCGTTTTCGACTGGTGACGCCGTACCCCAGTGCTGGCGGCAATATCGCGGGAGGCGGGTAGCGTGATGTACCTGAAACAGAGCACGAGCGTTGATGTCCCTATAGGCCCGTTCCTCGACGAGACGGACGGCAAGACGGCCGAGACCGCCCTCACGATCACCCAGCCCGACATTCGCCTGAAGAAGAACAACGGCAACTGGGCCCAGAAGAACGCAGCCCAAACCCTCACCCACGAAGAGAACGGCTGGTACGAGGTCACCCTGGACACGACCGATACGGACACCATCGGGCATCTGGTCGTTGCCATTCACGAGAGCGGGGCGCTGCCGGTGTGGCGGGAGTTCCACGTCCTCGCTGCCAATGTTTACGACTCGCTATTCGGGGCAGCCACCGACAAACTGGATGTGAACGTGGAGGAATGGAACACGACAAGCGTTCCGGCTGAGCATACCGCCGGCTATCCCATCGTGACGGTCAAGGACGGGACGGGCACGGGCGAGATCAATACGAACGCTGGGGCTATCGCTCTGGTGGACCTCGTAACGACCACCACAACGGCCACGAACCTGACCAACCTCCCGGCTATCACGGCGAACTGGCTGACTGCGGCAGGCACTGCGGCGGACTTCGGGGCGGAAATCGCAGATGCCGTGACAGACGAAGCGCTCAGCGGCCACACGACCTCCGGCACGGTTGGCTGGGCACTCGCAGCGGCCAAGGACAACACCGACTACCCTGATGGCTACGTGTACCTAGATGAGACGGCCGGTGTCGCGGGCACGACGGTCGGCATCCACGGCACGGCTCGCAGCCCGGCGAACACTTGGGCGAACGCCAACACTATTGCAGTCGCCAGAAACACGAAAGCCGTCACAGCCATCCCTGGCGGACTCATCACAATCAGCAGCGGCACCTACGACAACTATGCGATCAACCTGAACAGCGGAACGATGTTCCTCGACGATTCGGTGTCGCTCACCAGCACCTGGATTTACAGCACCGGCAAGACTGGCGGGATGTACGAAACGAGCGTCAACAACCCCGTCATCATCGGGCAAGCCTGCTTTCTTGAAAACCTCAACATCAACGGCCTACGGGTGACTCACGCTCAGGTGTACGTGAAGAACTGCGGCTTTTACGGCAATGTCACCGACGGGACAGGAGCGCCATCAGCTACGTTCCGCGTTTACATGGCGAACTGCTACAACGCCAAGGGCACCGGCGACGTGACGTTTGCCCTAGCCAGCGGCGGTCATTGGCTCTTGGAAGGCTGGTACGGCAACCTAACCTTGACCGGCATGGCCGCAGGGCAGACCTTTACCGTGTTCGGCTACGGAAAGTTGACCATCGCGGCGAGCTGCACGGGCGGAACGCTTCAGCACACGAGCCATATCGAGATCCTCGACCAGGCCGGCGGGGCGGTGACGACCGATCTGATTAGCGAGCCAGGGACAGTAAGCGGCTTTACAACAGCGGCGAAGGCGGAATTGCAGCAAGAGGCCACCGACGCCCTGCAAGCCACAATCCCCGATAGCATCCCGGCAGACGGCACGCGGCCGAGTATCCAGCAGGCGTGCTACATGATCTGTCAGGGGCTATTCGAGGGCTCGATCAGCGGCACGACCTGGACCATCAAGAAGGTGGACGGCACGACAACGCTGTTCACTGAAACGCTGGACCACGCCGTGACGCCCACGAGCAGAACGAGGGCGACGTAAATGGGCAGTCCCAGCGCAGTCCTAACGCTCGGATTTGGCGCGTGGGGGTCAGTAGGCGAAGTCATCACGCTGGGGTATGGGAGCGGCGATGCTGCTGCTGCCACGTTCACGATCGAGGGCGACGTCTTCACGGACGACGCCCTCACTTCTGACAGCAACCGGCTCTTAGCGTTTCAGATGACGAATGTGAATCCGGTCGTGTTCACCTTCGAGGAAACGGAAGTGAGCTGATGGCGTTCCCTGTTGTAGAAGGGACAGCGGAGTCGTCCGTAAACACGGCTGGTACATCCCATGCCGTGACCTTGCCTGGCAGCATCGCGGCCAGCGACCTAGTGCTGATTACGATGGACATTGGGTCCACGTCGGCAACGATGAATGCCCTGACGGACTGGGCAGAGATTCTGGATGAATCGGCCGCCAATGGCTTGAAAATATGGTGGTACACCGGGGCGGGAGTTCCATCGAACCCGACTTTTACTTCATCTGCAAGCACGCGCTCGGCTTCGATTGCATGGAGAATCTCCGGGGCGCACAAGGGGATTACTCCGCAGATCGGCACGACCGCCACCGGGACTTCGGCCACTCCCGACCCGCCAGCATCGGCCGCTCCACCTTCCACAAAGGACTACCTGTTCATCGCGTTCGCCGGCATGGCTGGCGAGGAGGCTGATGATGACACATGGGGTAACACGCCGCCGACGAACTATACGCCATCCCCTCCGCTGCAAAAGTCCTGCGGCACGGCCGGCACAAACCTCGGCGGACTGATCCTCGCGGCGTCGCGACAGCTCAATACGGGGTCAGCGCAAGACCCTGGATCGTTCGGCGTGGACGTGTCTGCTGCGTGGCGCGCGCAGACGATCACGATTCACCCGATCACCCCGTCATCGTCACCATCGACTTCCGCATCGAGTTCGCCATCGTCGTCACCGTCTCCTAGCAGTACACCCTCGTCGTCACCAAGCTCCACGCCCAGCTCGTCCGTTTCAAGCACTCCCAGCGCATCCGTTTCAAACACCCCATCGTCTTCGCCTTCGCCCAGCAGCAGCGTCAGCGCCACTCCGAGTTCTTCTCCGTCGAACACCCCTTCCACAAGCCCGTCCTCAAGCCCTTCGTCAACGCCGTCCGCGTCGGTCTCATCGACACCTTCGTCCAGCCCGTCCTCCAGTCCTTCAAGCACCCCCAG